TGGTCATAAACACTTGTAGAACCTGCCGGTACTAATAAACCTGTGATTGCACCTGAACCCACAACTGCAGGGACACTTGATAAACCGCCTCTCATTGTTGGGTCATTTAGGTATTTCCAATCAGACTTGTAGAAGTCATAACCTCTACGGAATCCTGTGAAACCTAAATTTAACGCCATTTCCTCATCGTTGTCAAATAGTCCATAAGATGTACCACCTGCTCCATATGAGTTTTGAGCTGCTAACATATCGTCAATATCGAAACCGAATTGTCTGTTTAAGAAAATTACATTTTCCTCTATTGCACCTTGCTTATCTAATCTATCAATGACCGCATCGAAGTCTGCTAATGCATCAGGATTACCTCCTGTCCATAAGTTACCTCTTGTGCCAACTGCGTGGAATACACCTTCTGAACCAATCAGACCTGCTCCTGCTGCACCTGAGTTAGCCTCAGCCGGTACTGCTTCAATCATAGATGTTTCTAGGTAATCATCAAATCTTAGCCTTGTTTCGTGCTCAGACTTTAAATACCATAAATATCCTGAACCACCGTCTTCTGTTGAAATTTCAATCCAACCAATTTGAGCCATGTCAGAACCATTTACTAAGTAAGTGTCCTTTAGGATGATTGGGTTGTTTTCGAAGATGTAGTCATCGGATTGTAATGAACCTTGCATTCCTGCTGTTCCTTTTTCAAATTCTGAACCGTAAATGAAAACAGTAGTAGCCGCACCTTGAGCTGCAATTTGACCTGCTGCTTCATAGTATGCTACATCGAATGTACTGTTTGCTAAATCTACATCAGTTACAACTGCTTTATTTTCACCACCACCTGCATTGTCTACGGCTTTTCGTGTCATGACAAACTCACCGTCCGAGAGCCGTGCTTCTTGTACCTTTT